CGTTCTTGGTATGTTGATGGTCGTGTTTACTATCATGTACTATTAGATGATAAGAATTTAAAGCAAGGAATTGTTGAGTTACGCTACATTGATCCACGTAAGATTCGTAGGATTAAAAATGTAGTTAAGTCAAGAACTCCTCAAGGTGTTGAGGTTGTTAAAGAAGTACAAGAATACTATCTTTACAATGACAAAGGTATTACTGAGCAAACAACACAAGGTGTTAAGTTATCCTTAGATTCAGTTGTTTATGCTCCATCTGGTTTCTTGGATGCTAACTCTGGTATGATGATGTCTTATTTGCATAAAGCAATTAAGCCAACTAACCAGTTAAAGATGATTGAAGATTCATTAGTAATCTATCGTATCTCTCGTGCTCCTGAACGCAGAATTTTTTATGTTGACGTAGGTAACCTTCCAAAGCTGAAGGCTGAGCAATACGTTAACGATATTATGAACAAGTTCCGTAACAAGATTGTTTATGATGCAACGACAGGCGAGGTTCGTGATGACCGTCGCCACTTGTCAATGATGGAAGACTTCTGGATGCCACGTCGTGAAGGTGGTAAGGGTACTGAAATTACTACTCTTCCAGGTGGGCAAAATCTTGGTGAGATCCAAGATATTGAATACTTCCAGCAAAAACTATATCGTGCATTGAACGTACCAATTGGTCGCCTACAGCAAGAAGGTGGTTTCAGTATTGGACGTGCTCAAGAAATTAGTCGTGATGAAGTTAAGTTTAATAAGTTTATTGTAAGACTTCGCACTAAGTTTTCTACAATATTTACTGACGCATTATATGTTCAGTTAGTAGCTAAAAATATTATTCGCCCAGAAGAGTGGGACTTAATTAAGCAAGACATTCGTTATAATTATGTTGAAGACAATCATTATGCTGAGTTAAAGGATAATGAGATTTTGTTGGGTCGTGTTAATACCTTACAAATGATTGAACCGTATCTAGGTAGATTCTACTCTATGGATTGGGTTCGTAAAAATGTTCTTCAACTTACTGAAGATGAAATTAATGAGATGCAGAAACAAATGGATGCTGATGAGGAAGAACACCAAAATGATGCCGAGCGCACAGGTGTTCTAGCTGGTGTTACACAAGCTGCCCAACAGAACTTCCTACAAGCAAATGCACCTCAAGCGACTGAAGCACCAGTTGCTGATGCGCCAAAACCAAATGGTCAATAAGGAGATATTATGAGCACACTAGATTTAGTTACAGCGATTATTAATAAAGACGCTACAGGTATTGAAACAGCGTTCAATGATACAATGGCAGAAAAGATTTCTGCTCGTTTAGATGATATGCGCACTGATGTTGCGCAAACGATGTTTAAACAAGAAGAACCAACAGCTGAAGAAGAATGAAATACTACGAATTAAAGTCTTCTCTTAGAAAGTCTAACATTGTTGAAAGTGTTAGATCCTATCTTCAGTTAATCGAATTGACTGAAGAAGGTAAGATTTTAATCAATGGTTTAAATACTGAATTTAAAACGATTGAAGAAGCAAGAAATTATATTAAAGAAGATTACGATACGCACCAACTAGCCGATAAGATCACAAAAGATACATATCAAGAAATTTCGGAAAACACTGTGGCTAGTATTATTAAAGAATATCACGATATCAAAGTTACTGATACATTAATAGAGTCATACGTAGAACTTGCTTCTTCTAATATTTTTAGTCTTGATCCAGTCGTACAAAAAATTCGTTCATTGAATAAACTTGATAGAGTTGTTGAAGGTAAACTTCACTACGTACTTGCTGATAGTTCTACCGTTGCAATAAACGAAGATACGCAAGATATCCTAAATAAGTTATTAGGTAATCAAACAGAGATTATCGAGTATATGAGAGAGTCAAAAGAGAACTTCTTTCATGTGCTTGAACAAATAGAGGAATAAAATGGCTGCCACTAGAACCACAATAATTAGAAATACAAACTTAGAGACTATCATTAAGTATGAAGGTAGTTCAACTGACACTGCCGCAACTATTGATATCTCTACATTAGCTGCTACTACTCAAGCAAGAAATTCTGATACTCCAACAGTAAACATTGTTAAGTTTATTGCAACAGGTTTGCTAACTTCTGGTGTTCAAATTGTAAGAAATGGCGTTTCAGTTCTTGCAGCTGCGCCAGAAAATGCTCCAATGATAGATCTAACACAAGATAGAATTAGCGATAATATCCAGAATACTTCTAATATTGTTATCACTACAACAGGTGCTGCGTCAACTGGTTATCTAGTTCTACGTAAAATTGCTGGTTGGAATACTGAAGTTGAAACTGCTACTTACGGTGCTTACGATGATGAGACTCGTGTTGGTGCTTCTACCACTATCAGTGGTTCTCCAGATAAGGTCTAACTATGAAACTAATTAGAGAAGTCTACGACACTACCAACGTAATCGTTGAAGAAAAACTAGGCAAACCAAAACAATACTTTATTGAAGGTGTTTTCCTTCAATCAGAAATTACTAACCGCAATGGTCGTATGTACAAAGAAAGTACAATGGATCGTGAAGTTGGTCGTTACATTAAAGAAGCTGTTGAGAACAATCGTGCATACGGTGAACTGGGTCACCCAGAAGGTCCAGGTATTAACCTTGATCGCGTATCACATATGATTACATCTCTGCGTAAAGAAGGTACGAACTATATTGGTCGTGCCAAGATTTTAGATACTCCAATGGGTCAAATCGCTAAAGGTCTTTTAGAAGGTGGCGCAAACCTTGGTGTGTCTTCAAGAGCAATGGGTTCACTTAAGACTAATAACGAAGGTGTTCAAATTGTTCAAGATGACTTCATGCTGTCTACTGCAGCTGATATCGTCGCTGATCCTTCAGCCCCTGATGCGTACGTACGTGGCATTATGGAAGGTAAGGAATGGACATTTGTTGATGGAAAGTTTGTGGAGCAAAATATTGAAGAGGTAAAATCTTTCATTAAGAAAACTTCTTCTAGAAATCTAGAGGAAGCAAAGATTCGAGCTTTCCAACACTTTCTGAGTAAAATCAGATAAAATATAAATAAATCATAGAACTATCCAGTTAGGAGAACATAGATGTCAATCGAACAAAAAATCGCTGAAATTTTAGCTGAGTCTAAAAAGAAACAATTAGACGAAGCCAAGTTTGCAGGTGCAGAAGGTGGTAGCAAATCTACTAAAGAAAATGCTGAAGCTGGCGACCAAGCTGTAATTCGTACAGGTAACCCAGTTCCAAATGGTGGTGAAACACCAAACCCAGATAATGCACGCAATAACGTGGACAATGAAAAAGAAGCTGAGGGTGGTACTTCTAAAAAGTCTAACCCAGCTAACAGCAGCGCAGAAGCTGGCGACCAAGCTGTTGTCCGCAAAGGTGATGCTATCAAAGGTATGAAAGAAGATCTAGACGCTATGTTTGGCGCTGATGATCTGTCTGAAGAATTCAAGACTAAAGCTGCTACGATTTTCGAAGCTGCTGTTATGTCCCGTGTAACTGCTGAAGTTACTCGTTTAGAAGAAGAGTTCGAAGCAAAAGTAGCTACTACTGTTGCTGAAGAAATTGAGGGTATTGTTGAACAAGTTGATGGATACCTCGGCTATATTGCTGAGCAGTGGATGACACAGAATGAAATCGCCCTTGAGCGTGGTATTAAGTCTGATATATTAGAAAGTTTCGTTGATGGTCTGAAAGGACTATTCGAAGAACACTATATTGATGTTCCAGAAGAAAAGTATGACCTACTTGGTGAGATGGAAACTGAAATCAGTGATCTTAAATCTAAGATTGACGAGCAAGTTGCTGCCAATGTTGAATTGACTAAATCAGTTAATGAAGCAAAGCGTAGCGAAATCGTTAAGACAGTTAGCGAAGGTTTGACTGACACAGAAGCTGAAAAGTTTGCTGGTCTAGTTGCTGAAGTTAATTTTGATGATGCTGAAACTTATGAAACTAAAGTAAAGACTTTACGTGAATCTTATTTCACTACTAAAACTACATCAGGTGTAACATCTGTTGTAACTGATACTCCAGTTGAAGTAATTACTGAAGCTGGCTCAAAGAAAGTAGACCCAAAAATGTCTGCTTACCTATCAGCTCTCAACAATAAATAAATTTTAATTTAAAGGAAATCCAAAATGGATCGCAAACAATTAATGGAAAAATGGGCACCAGTGTTAAATCACGAAGGCTCTGCTCCAATCGAATCCGCTTACAAGCGTGAAGTAACTGCTGTTCTTCTAGAAAACCAAGAACGTGAAATGGGCAAGCAACAAGAAGCCCTTTTCGAAACTGCTCCAACTAACTCTGTTGGTTCATACGGTGACACTGGCGGTATCGCTAAGTTTGACCCAGTATTGATCTCATTGGTACGTCGTGCAATGCCACAACTTATCGCTTATGATATCGCTGGTGTACAACCAATGACTCAGCCAACTGGTTTGATCTTCGCAATGAAATCACGTTACAGCACTCAAGGTGGTACTGAAGCGTTGTTCAACGAAGCTGACACTGACTTCTCTGGTACTGGCACTCACTCTGCTGCTGCTAACACTGACCCATTCACTTCTTACACTACTGGTACTGGCTTGGCTACTTCTGCAGCTGAGCGTCTTGGCCAAGGTGGAACTGGTGACGGTTCTTTCGGTCAAATGGCTTTCTCAATCGAAAAGACTTCTGTAACTGCTAAGACTCGTGCTTTGAAAGCTGAATACTCAGTTGAACTAGCACAAGACTTGAAGGCTGTTCATGGTCTTGACGCTGAAGGCGAACTAAGCAACATCTTGTCTACTGAGATCCTTGCTGAAATCAACCGTGAAGTTGTTCGTACTGTTTACACTACTGCTAAGCCAGGTGCCCAAGTTGGTACTGCTACTGCTGGTACTTTTGACCTTGACGTTGACTCTAATGGTCGTTGGTCTGTTGAAAAATTCAAAGGTCTAATGTTCCAAATCGAACGTGAAGCCAATGCTATCGGTCAACAAACTCGTCGTGGTCGTGGTAACTTTATCATCACTTCAGCTGACGTTGCTTCTGCTCTAGCAATGGCTGGCGTTCTTGACTATTCTTCTGGCTTGACTGGTAAGAATAACTTGAACGTAGATGATACTTCTACTACTTTCGCTGGTGTTCTAAATGGCAAGTACAAAGTATATGTTGACCCATATACTGCTAACGTACAAGCACAACAGTTCTTCGTTGTTGGCTACAAAGGTCAATCAGCGTTTGATGCTGGTTTGTTCTACTGCCCATACGTACCTCTACAAATGGTTCGTGCTGTTGATCCTAACAGCTTCCAACCAAAGATTGGTTTCAAGACTCGTTATGGCATGGTTGCTAACCCATTCGTTTCATTGGATGGTACTGGTGGCTTGACTGCTAACGAGAACTACTACTACCGTCGTGTTAAGGTTACTAACCTAATGTAATATTAGGTTGGCTACTAAGCCGACATAGAAGCGGTATTTAAAAGGGGGACTTCGGTTCCCCTTTTTTTCTTCCTAAATAATAATATGACTATATCTATTCCAGCTGGGTTAAACCCTTTATCGCCGAATGGCTTCAACTTTAGTATATCTAAAGTTCCAGGTGTCACATTCTTTTGTCAGCAAGCAGTTATTCCTGGCATTATGTTGGGTGATCCTACTTTCTCCACGCCATTCTCAACTCAACCATTACCTGGAGATACGCTTTCGTATGATCCACTAACGATTCAGTTCTTGATTGATGAGAATATGTTAAATTATAACATCATCTATAATTGGATTGTTGCTTTAGGTTTCCCTGAGTCGTATGATCAATACACAACTTTACTTGCTAATGATCAAACTGCATATGGTGAACTTGCAAAGAACTATTCTGATGCAACTTTGCAAATATTAGATTCTAACAACAACCCTGTTAGAAGCGTTACTTTTTATGATGTGTTTCCTACTTCTTTAGAAACTCTTACATTTGCTTCAACTAATGATGGTGTTAACTATCTTATCGGTAGTGCAACATTTAAATTCGGACTCTATAGATTTGCATAATTAATTTGACTTTTTTGCAGATTTATAGTATAATGTTATTTTGAGGTTATTATGAATATAGAACAATTGCAGGAACAGTGGGACATTGATTGCCAAATAGATGATAACTATCTTGGTGAAACCACTACAGCTACCCCCAAACTTCACGCTAAGTATTTAAAACTACTTGTCAATATCAAACTCAAACACACTAAGTTGGGTTCTGATTATAACATCCTCCGTAAAAATAAATTCCGTTTGTATCGTGGTGAACTATCACGTGATGAATTAACATCACTTGGTTGGGAACAGTGGCAAGGTGTCAAGCCATTAAAGAACGAGATGGATGAATTCCTACAAGGTGATACTGAACTAAATGTAATGCGTGTTAAGATTGATTATCTTGAAACAATGATATATTTCCTTGAGTCAGTTCTTGGTCAAATTAAAGCAAGAGACT